TCAAAATCAAATGGTGGTAGTTACCGCCGACTTTATTAATTATTTAGGAGAGCAGAAGAATACAATTTTTAGTTCATTAATGTCAGGTCGTTATTTGACATCACCCCTTCATGCAACAGGCCTTAAGTGTGGTCAAACTTTGTATATTACAGTGTATAAGGGGGTCAATTCCGTTTTGTATGATAAGATTAAGTGCACTGTTATTTATATTAAAGAGGTAGATGATATAGCAGTTATTGAATTGCCTTTGTTTTTGCCAAAGTATTTTAAGAATATCATACTTCCAGAAGATTCAAATGTTGAAGAAATTGTATTATGTACACCAGCTGGTGTGCAGGATTTGAATGTTGGCATTACTAGCTTAGACTGTTTGGTGACGTATAAACAATACCATACGGGTTATACGGGAACAATAAATTCGAATAATAGTGTTGTTTACGAAGATCAGATTGATGGAGTTTGTGGTAGTGTTTTAGCGACAAAAGATGGATTTATTTTTGGTCATCATGTAGCTCAAGTTTTTGGTAAAAAAGATTATGGTTGTGCTAAATTATTTACAATTGGCACGATAGATAAATTGCGTTATTATTTTTCGCAAAAGATAGACTATGAAGTTAAGATGGCAAAGTATCCAGTTGAGGGTTCAATTGTGAAATTGGATCGGAAGGAATATCATCATGTCGGCGCTGATACAACATATGTGCCGTCATTAATACATGGTATTTTTCCTGTTGAGAGAGAACCTGCAAATTTGAATGTTTTTGGTAGGGATACTGTTAAGGTTTTTTCTGAGAAAAGTAGGAAGATAGTTTCACCACTGAATGAAAAAGGCATTTTATATGCTGAACAATATGTTGATTCTATTTTACCAGTATCATCGGTTTTGTCGAGTGAGCGTGAAGTAGTATTAGGCAATGATCGTATGGGACGAATTGATCCAAATACGAGTGTTGGTCATGGACTTAGTGGAACGAAAAGAGATTTTTTGGATTACGAGGAAGGATCAATTAGTCAAGTTGTTAAAGATAAAATTGGAACGTTTTGTGAGAGTGTTGATGATGGATCATTTGCTTTCGATTTATATTATGCTGAGACTTTGAAGGATGAACTGAAGGATTCTGAAAAGAAAGATAAACCGCGAGTGTTTAAAGCTGGG